GGAGAAGGCCAGCCCTGAGAAGCAATCCGAACGACCTGCTGATCAAAGGCTGTAGCAGTTCAGATTGCAGCCTGCCTAGCACTGGGCCAAGCAATCGCATCTTTTCCTCGTTACGTTGCAGCACCTCAGTGGCCGTCATCTGCGGCCCGTTCTGCATCAGCAACTGATCCACAAAGAACGCCTGCCTGATAGCATTGCGGCGCTGTTCTTCCATGTTCAGGCCCAGCGGATTGTTTGCGCCGATCTGTAGTGGCTCTAACCTGTCGCGGGTGCCAGCACGGTAGAAATTCAGTGATCCGGGGGTTGTCCTGACAGGCAGCATAAACCCATCGTCAGGCACCATAAGCGGTGGATCGATTTGCTTTTGTGCGGCCCGGATGGTGACCTCAGACATCTTGTTAAGCATCTTGGTGTCAGGCAAGGCGTTCATGCTGACAGATCTGCCGTAGCTGCTGGAGCTATCCTTATTGAAACGCGGCACCATAAAGCACAACTCGTCGTAACCGCCTTCACTCAGCAGCTTGCGGCTGTCAGCGTGATAGTAAATGCTGGCAAACGGCTTGGCTTTGGCCAGCTTGCCCTTTGCATCTGCGCGCGGAAACACAACGTGGATGATCTCATGCTCTTTGTAAGGTTCCTCTTTGAGATCCTTAATGCACTGAGCAGGTAAAGCATCAGCGCCAAACTGCTGCTCCATGGCACGGGCTGTCAGCTTGAAACGCCGATAGACTGTATCGACCTGATCTTTGGCATTCTGTGAGATGTAGATCTCAGCAATGTGGCGGCTGCTGAATTGTAAGCCTTCCTTATCGCCAGTGACGTAAATGGCAGCAGTGCCAAACGTCACCAAATCGTAATACAACTCGTGGATTTCTTGCTGGAAGTTGCTGCGATTGAACGCCTGATACATCTGATCAATGGCCAACTCTAGCCATTCGTTGGCCTCGTCATCGCCTTGCAATGCCGGGTTGCGGTATCTCATGCTAAACCACGGTGTGGATGGTGACGTGAGCATACCATGCAAGCTAGACGCCAGCAGTTCTACAGCGTGGATCGCCGTGCCATCAAAGATCCGCTCGGTGCGCTTATCGCCTTGCGTGCGCTTCCGGGTTATCTCGGCTTTGCGTGGCAGCATGTAATCTGCCAGTTCCTGCCAGTGGCTTTCCCAATTGCTGCGCTGGCTTTGGAGTTGCTTAAAGCGCCGATCAAGCTGCGCAATCATGGGGGAAATCTGCATCAGGACAGCCCGTAGCTATTCATCATTGACTTGCGCTTGGCCTTCTTGGGATCACCGCCCTGCATGCGGCCTTCCATCTTCTGGCTTGCGCGCTCCAATGGATCAACAGTCTGGCGGCGCTTGGCAGGCTGGGATGCCCGTGCGCCCATCTCGCCAGCGATGTTTTTCTTTTTGTACATCATGTGATCAAGCCCCCCATGAGGCTGCGCTTTTTGCGGGTGCTATCCTCGCCAGACAGCAAACCTTTGGCGCTGGTCTGTATTGTGGATGAGCGGCCTTTTTTCTGCGCGTCTAACAATGCTTGCTCAGTCTCGCCAATAGCATTCGGGTCAGGAATTGTTGGGGCAGCGGCAACCGGGGCCATGCTAGTAGCAGCAGAGCGCTGAACTAAAAGCTCCGCACGCGGTGGCGCTGGCTTATCGTCGTTGCGGTAGTATTCCTCGTTTGCCTTGTTGCGCGCAATGGTGGCGGCAGTACGGCGCTGGTAAGATGATTTTCTACCTGCCATATCATCACGCGGTGTTGGGCCGGGGTCATCCTTCAAGCCAAGCCCAATTGAAATATCGTTAGCCGCTGCTGATGCCATTCCACCCATATCTATCTCTCCTTATGCCGCAAACGGGTTGTATTCCATGACAGCCATTTGCTGTGGAACACGCTGGTGATCGCGGGGTTGCCGCATTCCAACGGCAAGGTATCTAAAACTATCTGACGCATGTGATGACCAGTCATGCACAGGGGATGCGCGGAAAGATCTGGTGCGCTCATTGTAAGCCCTATGATATTGTCTCAACGCTTCCAGCCCGTCTTTGCAGCGCTCTCGATCAAAGTAGCACCGGGGTATCAGCATCTGTGCTGCGTGAATGCCGTCTTCCAAAGGCAGCTTAGGCACCACGCGGAAATTCAAGCCAAGATCCCATGCGATTTCACGCCGTGATTTGCCGCTGCCTAACTCTCTGACTTCAATGTCGTGCGGGGCGTGGTGATCGCCATAAACATACCGCCGATCAGTCAGCATCTTGCAATAATGCGGCAAGCCTTCGTTGCGCGCCTCGTAAAAGTCTATGACGTGGATTGCCCTGCCAACGGTTTGGGTAAACCAAATCGACGTGCTGTCACCCACGCCAAGATCCCAAAACGTGTCAACCTTGTGTGCAGGGTCATACGGGACATTGCACACCCTGCCCTCGTCTTGCGCTGTCTCCAACTCCTTGCCGTATATTGCGCCGGGAACATTGGCATTCCAAGAGCACTCAAATTCTTGCGCGTACTGATCAGCAGACATCATGCGCTGGGCAGCGTCTAACTCGTCCTGATCCAGCAAGCCTGTCTCTGACGCCTTGTTAACAACGCACAGCCAATCATCGTCAGCGCTGGCTTGCTCGTACAAATCAAAGAACGCGTTGTGGCCAGCCGGGGTGCCAACAAAGGTGGCCCAGCCTTTGCGGTCTGACAGGGCTGGCCTGATGACCTCCGGAAAGACATTCTCCGGCATCTGCGCAACCTCGTCCATCACGCAGCCGTCAAGGTATATCCCGCGCAAACTGTCGGGGTTTTCAGCGCCCAGCAGGCTGATCCTGCCGCCAGTGGGTAAATCGCATCTGAGTTCAGTCTCGTGGAAGCGAACTCCGGGGATCTTGCCAGCAAATTGCTTGAGGTAATCCCAAGCTACATTTTTCGCCTGACGGTAGGTCGGGGCCATATATGCATAGCGGGGGTTGGACTTGGTGGACATAATGCAATCACGCAGAATGTGGTTGATGGCCCACACGGTTTTGCCAAATCGACGGTGGCAAACCACAACGCCCCACCGCTTGGCCTGCATCTCGTCATGCAAGCTGGCCTGCAGAGGACGCGGCGCATATGGGATTACGATTTCCACAGAGGTTGGCCTCCGCTGGCAGTGGATGTGTGCATTCTCAGATCGGGTTCTACGCTATAGACAGGGCGCAAAATTTCTTGCGGGGGTGGGGTTTGGGATTTCCAAAAACAACCTCAAGGTGTTGTAGGACGCATAATCGATATTATGTTAACAGTGTTATCGTTTGTTTACAACAACTTAGCTGTTTTGAGCGCTGCGAGTTATCATTATGACAACAATGGGTGGCAATTGATGCCGATCTTTGCGCGCGTAGCTCGGCGGCTTTGGATGAGTGATATACAGGACTTTTTACCGACCACCAGAGCCAATCAATGACCGCCTTGTTGCACCGCCTGCGTTGCTTCGCTGTTGCGCAGTGGTGCTGCCCTTCTTAAAGTTGCCTATGATCTTGTTGCCATCAGCATCAAATGCCTTGCCAAATCTAGGGAACCTTTTGCCTGTTGCTGCCTCATATTGTTTGGCCAATTGCGTTGCCGTGCCACGATCATCAGGCGATGAAAGATCAACGACCTGACCATTTTGTGCAAACCAAACAGTTGGATGATTAAACACCTGACCATCTTCTGCAATCTCAGTGGCAAGAAATTCTGTCATCTTCTTGCCAGATCCAGCATCAACAGGCTTATGTTTCTTTGGGTCAAAAGGCACGGGGCCTTTCCATTCAGCCATCTGCACTCACATCAACGTCACCACCAGCCCATGATATGGTGATGGCTTGCTGTTGTGGTGCATCCTCTTTGCGATCTCTTACACCATTTGGCTGCACTCTGGATGTAGTCCATTTCAGAGTTTCAATCTCTAACTTACGTCGATTAACCTCGGCATGTAGCTTGCGCTGATCATCCACGTCAGGCAGTGGTGACCTTGCTAAACTGTTGATCAGGTCAGCATAGTACTCGCCTTGCAGTACACGGCCACGTCGATAGATCTCATAGACTTCCTCGTCAGCCAGCACAGCATCAGTGATTGCGCGGTAGCTTGGAACGTCAGGATTTTTGCAAATATCAATGAGCGTCTCGCCTTCAGCTAATCGCTCGGCAATCTTGCGCATGATAGTTGGAGTGCATTTGCGTTTGCGTCCAGCCATTGCAGCACCTCCAACAAAAAAAAGCGCCCCAAAAGGGACGCCAGTGAACCAACACAGGGGAAGCTATTGTATCACCCTCTGGCACATCAGGTGTAAGTTGGTAAATAGATTTTATTTGTACGCGGCATATTTAGTTTAAGTTGCACTTATGCTATGAGCGCGTTGAGGGCGGCTTAACACAAACGTCTACCTGCGTTCTGCTGTTTATTCATCCAACATACACCTGCCGCCCTCACGATATTCCCATGATCTGCGCCAGCTTATCTAAGCCATCACGCAGCCTTTCGATGCCCATCCTGCTGGGCAATCTGTACCGCTTGGCCCAACTGTTGGCGCTCTCGCATTCCACGACAACAGCCCGGACAACACTGACATGATCCATGCCCAGCGATTGCTGCAGCTTGATGTAATCCGAGAATGCATACTCGTTTATCCCGCCACCTCCACCGCCATCAACGATGATCCTGTCGTAATTCGACGTCACCCTGCCAGCCTGTCGCGTCTTATCGTAAAGCACAAAAAACGCATGGGCAGCATCATATTGACGCTGGCTGACCAGCCCCCTTGCCTTGTACCTGTCCATGGGCGTTTGCCGCGAGATGTAGGCACGTTTGACACTGCCCAAACGACCTCCATCCACTGTCTCATATTGCACACCGTCAGCCTGCCGCAGAGCCTCTGGTGTGCCGTGATCAGCACGGCTTTTCGGCGCGTTCAGCGGCTTGGACTTTTTCTTCTTTCGTACCATAATTTAACCTTGTGAATAATTGCGGCTCTCAGGCCGTATATCGTCTGGCCGGATGACACCCTTACCGTTAGCCTTAGATGGCGCTGTAGGGGGCCTCTCAGGCTCTCTCAGGGCTAACTGCGCGCCTAATCCTGCGTACCCTGCCTTGTCCACCCATGAATCGGCGTGATTTATGCTTTGGAGCAGCCTTGCTGACTTCATCCAATCCATCATCAATGCGACATGCGCCGGGGTCAGATCGCCATCGGCTGATCGCACGATAATATTCCAGCCGTCAGCGATGCGTTGAAAGCTGGCCTCGGCATCCCCGTAGTCTTGCGCGCGCCGACCTGTCACCAGACTAATTGCGCGCTCTAATGCCTCCAGCGCCTTCATTGTTCCCACGCCTTGTAGACCCAGCAATCATTGCGCTCACGATGCCCTGTGAGATACGGCAGGTTATCCTCCTGCACGGTGCTGCGTCTGGTGATGCAAACTTTCTCGGCTAACCCAGCCACAGTCAGTGACTTGATCAAGTTGGCTGACTTGTGTGTGCTGATCGACATGACCTCTGCCAAATACTTTGCCGTGCATGGGCCAGCCTTGCGCATTTCGTTTAGCAAATTGATTGCGTCATCGTTTACTTGCCGCCTGACATACGTTCGATCTGCTGGCAGCACTTGCCGCCTGACTTGCTTGGCTTGCTCACGTTCAAACTCTAGCATTGCTTTGCCGAGTGCTGCCTCTTGACCGGGCAACAACACGTCAACGGGCAATCGTTTTGTTGTACGTGTTAAAATTAGATCTGTACTTGTTGTCATTTTTTTTGCTCCTGTTGCAATTGATATTTCCTGTGGATGATTGCTTGCCGCTGTTGCTCAGACCAGCGCTGTAGATCCGGGTTGCGCAGATGCCGCCTGCGATTGGCCAAGCCGTTAAGTTCATCGATGCTGTGGATGCTACTGAGAAGAGCAGTGAATGCATTTGTGCTGAGACACGCCGCGTCAGGCATACCGAAAGAGCAAAGAGCATAATCAGATCTTGGCGATTGCCGCACCGACACAGTGGCATCGAAACCATATTGCTTAAGAAGAAAGGTTAAACCCTCTACCACCTTCTCTGGATGTGCATCCCCACCCTTGGGGGTGCTTGCATCCGTAGGGGGGTATGGGGGGGGTGTGCACACAGGGG